CTGGTCACAAAATCAATTTACTGTAGGTACTAGAACAGTAGCAGGTATTAAATCACCAACTATGGTTGCTGTAGGTAAAGGTGGAAAGATATTATCTCGTGACTGTGATTTAATAATTGCAGACGACATTGAGGACCATCAAACTACAATGCAACCTGCTGCAAGAGAAAATACAAGACAATGGTGGACAACAACATTATCAAGTCGTAAAGAGGAACATACTGCTGTTGTTGTAATTGGTTCTAGACAACATCCTGATGATTTATATAATCACTTACTTGAATCAGATAACTTTACATCAATAGTAGAAACTGCACATGCACTTGATTGTGCTATACCAGAACATCTTGAAGATGAACATATTGATTGTATGTTATGGGCAAGTAAACGTTCTTTTAAATGGTTAATGTCTAGATTACATTCTGCAGAATCTACAGGCGGTAGACAAACATTTGAAATGGTATATTACAACCAAGCATATGTAGAAGGTACACAAATCTTTACTATGAATATTATTGACCAATGTATGCGACCTGACTTAGTACTAGGACAAGTATATAAAAACTTATATCTTGTTGCTGGACTTGACCCTGCATCATCTGGTTACCAAGCATCTGTACTTTGGGGTATAGACCAATACAGAGGTGAGTTGTATTTAGTAGATTTAGAAAATAAACGTGGTGGTGGTATTAGAGCTGCACTTGACCAAATGGCTTTATGGTTACACGAGTACGATTGTAGACATTGGATAGTAGAAGAAAACGGATTTCAAACTGCTATACGACAAGATGCTGCTATTAAAGAATTTACATTACGTACTGGTATAACTGTACAAGGACATCTTACAGGTAAAAACAAACATGACCCACTTTATGGTGTAGGTGCTATGGCAGATTTATTTGAAGATAGACGTATACATTTACCTGTAGGTGATGGTATGTCAAATGCAAAAGTACAGCAATACAGACAACAACTGTTATACTTTGATGGTAAACCTGTTTCTAAACGAAACAAGGAAAAAACTGATATAGTTATGGCTAGTTGGTTTCCAATGAAGGTTTTTAGACGTATGCAAAAAGAGCATGCTGCTGATATGGGATTAGATTATAATCCTAGTTATGGAGATTATAAGATGACGGAGATAAATAACGCACCATGGGCATAGAAAATTTAGATATCAAATCATACAAAGAGATAGTTAGAAATGCTGCTGAACTTACATCAGGTAAGTTAGTACAAGAAAGACAAGTACAGAAAGCTAGAATAAAAGCTATCCTCAACGGTGGTGCAGATGGTATAAAAGCATTACTAGGTAATACAATGGAAACCTCTGATGCTGATTTATTACCAGCTCCTAACATGTTGCAATCAGGTATTGACCGACTTGCACAAAAGATTTCAGGAATACCTCAAGTTAGAGTTGATGTTCCTAATGATAATGATTCAGCTAGAAGTAAAATACGTGCAGAAAAACTAGAACGTATTGTTACTAACTATGATGAAAAACAAAACTTACTAGGACAGTTACAACAAGCAGCTAGATGGTTACCTGGTTATGGTTACTGTGCTTGGGTTATTACAACTAAACGTGATAATAATGGTTTCTTTTACCCTAGTGCTGAACTACGTGACCCTTATGATACATTTCCAGGAAACTTTGGACCAGACCAAAAACCAAGAGAATTAGCAGTACTAAGACGTATACCTAGATATAAACTTGCACAGATATATCCTGAGTTTGCAAAAGAAATTTTAAAACAAGATGAAGATGCACAAGACGCACAAACAGATACAGCTACACCATTTTTATCTTATGAGAACAACAGAGAACAAGGTTGGGAAGATAACACATACTCTGGTGTAAGAGTTATTGAATATTATGACATGGGTGGTACTTATGTAGTATTTCCAGAGCGTAATATGATTTTAGACTTTATACCTAACGTATTATCTACACCACCATTTGTATTTATGAAACGTGTATCATTTGACCAATTAAAAGGACAATATGACCATGTAATAGGTTTGATGGCAATGATGGCAAAAATTAACATTATGTCGGCAATAGCCATGGAAGATTCTGTGTTTACAGAAACTAACATATCAGGAGAGATAGAATCCGGTCAATACAGAAAAGGTAGATTTGCGGTCAATTATCTAGCTCCTGGTACACAAGTTTCTAAACCAATGAATAACATTCCATATCAATTATTCCAACAGATAGATAGATTAGAAAGACAATTGCGTATGGTTGGTGGATATCCTGTAACTGACGATAGCCAATCACCTAATAGCTTTGTTACTGGTGCTGGACTATCAGAACTTAACAGTACTATGTCTTTAATGATTTCTGAGTATAGAGATATATTTAAACAATCATTAGTAGAGATGGACCATAAGAGATTAGAAATGGATGTAGTACTTTCTTACTCTATGGGTATTAGTAAAAAACCTATGGCTGGTTTCTTAAATGGTTCTGCTTTTTCTGAAAACTATCAACCACTTAATGATATTGGTGGTGACTTTAAAACTAGACGTATCTATGGTGTTATGGCTGGATTTGATGAACCACAAAAAATTGTAACTGGGTTGCAATTATTGCAAGCAGGTGTTATAGACGTAGAAACATTACAAGATAACATTGATGGTTTAGAAAACATAGCTAAAGTACAAGAACGTATACGTAAAAATAAAGCTGAACAAGTTTTATTTGATTCTATTTTAGCTAGGTCTGCTCAAGGTGACCCTGCAGCAACAATGGCTGCTATAGCTATTTACGAGTATCCTTCAGCTATAACAGATATTATGAAACAGTTTTATACACCACAAGAACCTCAGATGACACCTGAAGAAGAAATGATGATACAACAACAAATGATGCAACAACAAATGGGTGGCGGTATACCTACAATGGCTCAAGCTTTTGGAATGTAACATGCAAGATAAATATGATGTAGATTTTTGGGATATGGTGTATGCAGAATATGGTGTTACAGACGAATTAGATATATTATCTGAATCGGTAGTTGAATACATAACACCTATGCCAGGTATTATTATTTTGATTACAAAGGAGTTTTATGGCAAAGAGTAGACGAGGTGGTTACAGACAACCAAATAACCCTGCAGCAGTAGCTACACCACAAGGTGGGCAAAGAACTGACGGAGGTCCAGGAAGTGCTAAACAACCTCTTAGAAGGCTTCCTGACGCTGATTACGGTGAAAATAAAGCATTTGTTGCACAACAACAAGCTGCACCATTACCAATGCAACAATCTAATATTCCTGCACCAAATGTTTTTGCACCTACCGAAAGACCAGGAGAACCAGCTACAGCTGGATTACCTATAGGTCCAGGACCAGGTCCAAATAAAATACAAGATAACGTAGATACAATACTGGAGGCAATATATCAAATAAACCCATCACCTGTCATATTAGAAATTATTAATAACAGACAGGTTTACTAATGGGTTTTATTTTATATGACCGAAATCAATACTACGATATTTTACGTGGTGTTAATAGAGATGATGCACAAGTTGGTTTATACAAAGGTGCAATAGAACAAAACAATTTAATACAACAGGACCTACAAACTTATGCAGAAAGATTTCCTGAAATGCCTGCAGATGTAATTGCATCATTATCATTAGCAGGAGTAGACCCTAACTTTCAAGCTAATAAAGTAATAGCACAAGAAATATCAAATAATCGTATTTATAACGAAGCTAAAATTTGGCAAGAGTTACAACAACAATATCAATACGAACATACAGAAGATAATATGAAAATGAGTATTGGTGATTTGTTAACAGCAGGTTTATTTCCAGGTGGAGCTAAACCAGGAGATGTTCAATACGGTGTATGGGCATTTGCTGCTTTAGATGCTGTATTTCAAACAATAGGTCCATCAGGTAAATGGTCTGTTATATCTAGTGCAGTTAATGCATTAGCACCTGGACAACCAATGAAAGTTGGTAGGTCACAAGCATATCTTAGAGATATACGTGCATACGATAAATTACTTAGAGATGGTTATTCACCTTCTAAAGCACAAAGTATGTTGCAAATTGATTTAAGTAATACATCTGTAGAAGGATTAGGTAAAGATTTAGGTGGTGCAGGTAATATAGGAAAATTTATTGATATGTTACAAGAAGCACATGATATGGGTGGAGAACCAATATTAGCTAATATGTTTCGTAATGTTATACAAGGTAAACCACTTAACTTTGATAGAGCTACAAAAATAACTTTAGAAAGTATTAAAGCTGAAAATACACCATACTACATAGATTTAACACAAAATTATGGTATGACACCAACACAAGCTAGTGATTTTATTTACAAGCATATTGGTGAACCAATTAAACAATTTGATGAAAATGGTGAAATACATTACACATCTGCATATAACCCAAACAAAATAAACTTTTATGCAGGTAGAGCAAGACAAAGATATTTTTGGGCTGGACAAACAGAACAAGATTATTACAGACCAGATTGGGCTAATAAAAATATTCTTATGGAATACTCACCAGGTAAAGTAACAGCTTCTGAATTTTATGAACCAGGTACAAAAGCATTTGAAGTATTGTCAGGATTAACTGATGCTGGTTATCAAATTTTACCTGAAGTATTTGCTGGTAAAGGTGTTAAAGGTGCTAAAAATTTAATACGTGGATTACGTGGAACTAATCAAGCATTTGACTTAGTACAAATGGGACGTATTAAAAAAACAGGTAAATCTATAAAAATAAATCCTAGAGCTATGGCTGATGATATTTTAGAAACTGTAGCTGATGAAATTGATGGATTAACAGGTACAGGTAACTTAGCTAAATATCAAGATGATGCTGGACGTTTTATTAAAAATAAAGAATATGTTAAAGATAGACGTGCTGTTAAAAAGAGTTTAAAAAAGATTAAAAAAGAAAGTACATTATTTGGTAGAGTACCAAGATTTTTTCAATTAACATCTGACGAAATATTAAACCAGCCTACTAATGTAGCTTTTTTTAAATCGTTAGCTGCTACAACAGAAGATGATTTATTTTATTTAGCAACTAATCCAATTACTAAACATCTTCCATATCAAATTAGAGATGAAATAGCAACAGAAACTGACTGGACAAAAATACAAAGTATGTTTGGTGATTTAATTAGTAAGTCAGGATATTCAATTAAAGATGAAGCTGGACAATTAATTCCTTATACATTACCTGGAAAAATGTTACCTAAGACAGGTTCATTAGTAGTTAACAAAGCATTACGCCAATCTGGTATTAATCCTAATGCTGCTTATAGAACATTTGGTAGCTGGGCTGGTGAAAAAACTAGAAGTGTACGTGAAGTTCTTTATAGAAAACAACCTACAAGATTATTAAGAGTAGAAGATTCTGTTGATGAAGTAGTAGATAAAATGGATAGCGTAGCTAGATATAGACAAGTAGATGTAGAAAAAGGATTAGAGTTACCTGAATTTGAAAGATATTTAGGTTTTAGTTCTAACTTTAACTCTACATACAATCCTTACTTTAGAAAGATGTTAGGTGTAGTTCCTGAAATGGGAATACCTTTAAGTAATATTGAAGTAGGTTATAGACAACTTGCATCTCATTTACAAATTAATGGATATGACCCTACAGAAGCATCAAAAATATTAAAAGAATTTTCTTCTATTGATGCAATGGATAAACAAGCTTTAAGAAGTTTTGCTAATACACAAGCACAAAGAGATGTCCAATTAATTGCAGCACGTGGTGGTAACTGGGAATATGTAGCTAAAGCTGCTAAAGAAATGTTTGAAGGTCAAAGTAAAATGAAAATATATTCTACAGGTAAAAATAAAAAGATACTTCCAAACATAGGTTCTGGTTTTCATGGATATGAAATTAATGATGATGGTGAAGCAATATTTAATAATAAAAAAGTAGTACAAACAATGACTGCATCTTTATTTGATGAAATGCAAGATAACATTGCTCCCCTACTGGATTATAGATTATTAGATAAAGCTATGGGAAGAATGTTTAAACCGTATAAAGAAATAGGGGAGGGTGTATATGTTAGGTCTAGTTTCACATACGATACTAAACAATGGTTAAAATATCATGCACCTTGGGCTAAAAACCCAGATGATTTACCTAATCCTTTTGAAGCTGGTGCTATATCTGTTAAAAGATTAGAAAATAATTTCTTTACTAACTTAGCTAATTTTTATACAAGAAATGTATTTAAACCATTAGTACTTATGAGATTTGCATTTTTTACACGTGTGTTTTTAGAAGAACAAGCACGTATAGCTGTTAAAGGTTTATCAGGATTTTATAACAAACCACATGAATATTTGCAATGGGTTTTTGCACATAATCCAAACAGTAAAGTTGGAGCTATGTTAGAAAAAGTTTCATTAGGTAAATATACAAAAGCTAAACAAAACAATGATGCTGTAGAGTTTTTAATGCAAGAAGAAGTTATAGAAGCTATGCAAAAAACATTTAGACCTAATGACATAGCTGATGCTAGAGGACGTAAACAAAATAAATATTTAGAATATCTTGCAAAAGATAAATCTGAATTAACAATAGACCAAATAGCAGAATCAATGTATGCAGAGTTAAGACATTTAAGAAATGACCCTATTGCTAGACAAGTAGCTAAGTTTGGTTATGGCTCTAAAGAATTAAATGAATGGTTATTATCTCCTGCAGGTAGAGAAGCTAGAATACAATTAATTAAATACGGTGGCAATAAATGGTCAGAAATTTTAAGAGATGGTTCTGTTACTTTAGACCAACATTTACAATTTTTAGAATCAAGAATACGTATTAGTGCTGGTGGTCAAATATCTGAAGGTAAAGATATATTTAAACAAGCTGATGGTACTTATCAATATAAATTAAGACTAAATACTAATACTGGTAATCAAAATATTAGAAAAATGATTGGTGAAGGTACATTAGCTAAATTTGGTACTGATGGTGTTGATGAAAAAAATGTAATTGAGTTTTTTAGTTCTGAAGAAAATTTGTTAAAGAAATTTAAAAAATCAAAAGTACTAGATGAATTAAAGTTATATTACAACAAACAAGATGGACTAGACCCAGGTATGATGACAATTACTAGAAATCTTGCTGATGAATCTACTGACAAAAACTTTCTTGGAATGTTTCAAGATGGTATGGATATATTTTATCAAACAGTATTTGACCATTTAATGACAAAACCTATTGGTATTCTTAATAGGTCTACGACATTTAAACAATTTAGATGGATGTATGTTGGTGAAAGATTTGCTGATTTTACACCAAGATTAAGAAAACAATTTATTAAAGAAGCTAAAGATGCTGCAGTTCCTAAAAAAATTATTGATGAACTTACAGGTGCTAGTAAATTGTATAAACCAGGAAAAATTGATGATTACGAAGCTATGAATATAGAATCTAAAGCTTATGCATTAGCTGGTGTAAAAGAATTATTGTATGATACAAAACAAAGACATACTATATCTGACAAGTTAGTAAATGTTTTTCCATTTGCTGAAGTGTGGTTTGAAGTATTTCAAACATGGGGTAAGTTACTTGCACAAAATCCATATGTATTACGTAAAGGGCATGTAGGTTTTAGAGGTGGCAGTGCTGCAGATGCTTTAGGTAGTAGTTCTAATGATGGATTTTTTGTAGCTAATCCACAAGACCCACAAGAAGATATGTTTGTCATGCCATTTGGTGGTTTTATGTCAAGTTTAATTTTTGATGATGAATTATCAGGAGGAGAACAACAAGTACAAATATCACCTAGAGGATATGTACAAGGTGTTAACTTGTTAGGACAAGGATTTGTACCTGGACCTAACCCATTTGTAGGTTTTGCTTTAAATAAAGTTTTACCTCCAATTGAAACTGCATCTACTAAATTAGGTGCAGAGTATGGTTGGGCTAACAGTTTAGAAAAAACTTTATTTGGAGAGTTTCCTCCACCAGAAAAATTAACTGATGTATTTTCTATATCACCTGTATATAAAAAATTAAATGCTTGGTTACTTGGTGCTGATGAGTTTGATGTTATATCTGATGCAAGTACAGAAGCAGAACGTATGAGAGCTAAAGCTACTATTGATTTGTATAGATGGGGTGTATCTGCTGGTGAACCTGAAAGATTATATAAAGCTGGTAAGTTAGATAAATATATTAACAAATTGTATCCAGGTTTATCTGTTAATGAATTAAATAAAGGTGAAATAGAAAATGCATATTTAGAATATGCAAAAGTTAAATCAGGAACTTTGTTTGGTTTTCAATTTATTTATCAATTCTTTGGTCCTACAGGATTTCAACCAGAATATTTTATTGATGACAAACAAGGAAACTTATGGGGTCAAGCTGTATTGTATGAAGAATATGTACGTATTAAAGAAAAAAATGAAGGTAATGATGTAGCTACATATAATGAATTTTTAGAATTATATGGAGTAGAACATCCTTATTTGTTAAGTCCTAGAACACAATCAGAAACTGGTAAACAACCTTACAGTGTTAGAGTACAACAATTTCAAAAAGAAAACGCAGATATTTTTAGTACACTAAAAGTTAGTGGTTATTATTTAAACATTGACAATCCTTATGAAGAAAAAAATTATAATGATATTATTCGTGAAAAGAATTTATTAAGTCCTGACCAATATCGTAGAGCTGTTAATGATACAATTGGTTTCTTTAGATATAAAACATTTACTAAGAACTTAGACAAAACAACAATACCATCAGTTAAGAAAACTGTTATTAAAAGATTATATAGAGAACAATTAAAAGAAGCTTTACCTGGATTTCAAGCTGATGAATATGGTTTATTATCTCCACCAGCAACAATGGATATATTTAATGAAATGAGAGAATACTGGACAACTAATCCTAAAATTATGGAATTTGCTGCTGCACAAGGATTTGCTGAAGCATTAGTTAAATGGGAAGAAGCTGAACAATTGTCTATACAATACTCACCTACAAGAAATAAAGACTGGTGGTTAACATCAGATGATGTTAGAGCTAAAGCACTTAGGTTGTGGATGTATAATGAAGCTAATGGTATTATTGAAAATTATCCAGATTTTTGGGCTGTATGGACAGGTGTTATGTTAAAGTTATATAGAGATGACCAAGAATACTTGGATTATTTACCAGAAGGATAATTAATGGCAAAAAAAAGTTTAGGTACAAGATTAGGTGAATGGTTTAGAAAACTTAAAGAAGCAGAACCAAATTCAGAACTTGTAAAATTAGATAGCACTTATGCTTTTTCTACTGGTATTGCTGAAGTTACTAAAGAATCATTTATTAATTTTATTAATTCATTTGAACCTAGTACAGATTCTGAACGTAAATTAAAAGCTGAAGCTTTAGAAAGTATTAAAAATGATTCAGTTCCTTTAGAAAGTTTTAGAAATGATTTTTCTGCAGCTTTTAATGAAAAACCAGTAGAGCAACAAGTACAAGAAAATAATAAAATTGCTGCACCTTCTGGTCCTAATATGGGTTCTCCTGTAGTAACTTCTACTTCTGATGAAAGTTGGATTGATAAATCTAGAAGAAGGCGTGAAGGTGAAACAGCTATAACACCTTCTGAACAAACTATAGGACCTCAATTAGATTTTTCTACATATGAAAAATACGCAAAGTTAGGTTTAATTGGTAACGAAATTGCAGTTCAAAATTATATTTCTAATGCACAAGAAAATGGTATTACTATACCAGCAGAAGATTTAGAATTTTTATTAGCAGCTTCAGCAGATTCACCATTAAGACCTACAGTACAAGGAAATAGTGTAGTTTTAAAACCACATGCAGGTTATTTTGTTGCTGCACCAATAGCTGGAATTATAGATAATTATGCTAGTACACAAGAAATATCTTCATATCAAAAGTTTTTATTAGAAAATAAAATAGTTTCTCCAGATTGGTTTGTAGGTTATGAAGGTAAATATGGTGAACCATTAAGACAATCTATTCAATTAGTTATGGATTGGATTGATAGAAACTTAGATGCAACAGAAGGTTCTGATTTATATAAACAATTAATGAAAGAAATGGAAACAGGTCAATCTGTATTTTTCACAAAGACACAAGAACTTAATAATGAATTTAGTTTTGAAAGACAGTTATTTAATTATGGTTTAAAAGAATTTGCTAAAGTAACTAATGCTAACGCTAGATATCAAGAAGGTGAAATAGCTAAACAAATAATAGCTAAGATGGATATTCCTGGTCCATTAGAAATGAAAGAACTTGTTAACGATTATTTTGAAGCTAAGTTAAATAGACCTCCTACAGAAGAAGAACTTAGTACTTGGTCAGATAAATTTTATGATTCTTATAGTTTAACTGCAGCTAAACAACGAGCTAAAAATGAGTTTTTAAATAACTATAACTTTGCATTATCTACTGATGCTTACCAACAATTACAACAAATAGGTAGAGATGAAACAGGAACATTTCAACCTGGTACTGGTAAAGTAGATTTATCTATGTTTGCTATTGATTCACCTGAAGCTATACGTGATGCACAATTTGAAAAAGAATATGGCAAAGTAACTAAAGCTATAGAGAATGGTAAAGATGTTAGAAAGATGCAGCAAGATATGATACTGTATATGTTTGGAGCGTAATGGCTGAAAAAATACAAGAAATAGAAGCACCTGGTTATAAACGTACTGAAACAGATTGGATTATAAATAATCAGCGTGGTAGTTTAAATTTAGATTGGGAAAAATGGTGGTCTAATGAAAAAAATTTATTAGATATTAAAGTAGGAAATCAATTAACAGTTTTTGAAAAAAATTTAATGGATAATATTCTTACTATACCTACTACTGGTCAATCTCGTAATAGTACAAGAATTAATTTTATGAGAGATTTTAATGAATTAAAAAAACAATTATCTAAAGTAATTAATAATGCAAAATTAGGAACTGCATCTCAAAAAACAGTTATTGGTGTTGCAGAAAATTTAAGAAATAATGAAATAGACAGTATTAAACAAGCATTAACTACACAAGGTTTTGATGACAATCTTTTTCCTGACGGTAATATTAGTGTTGCATATTATGATGATAACAGTGCTTATGCTCCTAAAGATTCATGGACTGTTAAAAATGAAAATAGAGCATCTTTTATAACACATAATGAAACAGGATTAACTTTAAAATTAAATCGTAATGGTTTATCTTTTGTTGATAATGGTAATTTTAAAATTAATAATAAAAAAATAGATTACGAATCTATAAATACACCAAAAGATGTAAACATGCGACCTACAGGTGATGAGTTTGACCCTTTAGAAGGGTACGATGGACCTGCTTATGACGCACAAACAATGGATAGAGATATTCCTATTTATGAAAATAATATTGCAGAAAATATAGATAAACAAACAGGTACACCAGGTCTTGGAAGGAAATCTTTAGATGTAGTAGGAAAAATATTTGGACCTGTTGATGAAATTATAACCTACACTTTAGGTAAAGGAATACCTAAATTATTTGCAGGAACTGCATTAGCTGGTGTTATGGGTGGTGCAAGTGGATTATTATTACAAGGTATAGCTTATTGGTCAATAGGCAATCTTGCTTTAGCTGCTGTTAAAGGTGCTACTACATTTGCATCTGAATATGGTGGAGATACAACTAAAGCTATGGATGCTATATTATCTGGTGAAGTACCAGAAAAAAATTTTAAAGAAGCTGTGCAAGAATCATTTGGAGAAGGATTACAAAAGTTTACTAAACAAATGGAATATGACCCTTTTTATTTAATAGTAGATAAAGGAATTTTACAACCTATTTTTGGAAAAGACCAAGGTGTTATTGGTGAAGCAGCTTTTAAATATGCTGGTCAAGGTATTAATGGAATTAAAAATTTATTTGGAGGTAATAAATAATGTCTGAAATAGAAACAAATGTTGGTTTTCAAGGTGGTATAAAATCTGATTGGCAAGGTACACAAATAATTTATGTTGAAGGTGAAGGATATAAAATTATTATTGACCTTGGTAGTTATTCATATGCATTAGATTTACCAAAAAATTTAACACTTAAAGACATTAGTAATTATTACGATAACAGAGAAGAACCTAAAGCTACAGATGATGAAGAAAAATATGCTAGAGAAGATTATGGTATACCTACTATATCTATTAGTAGTTTTGAAAGTGGATTTTTAAATGGAGATAAATTAGTTAGCGTACCAGCAGGAATATTAGATATTGAAGGTGACGCATACCAAATAGCAAATAATTTTTTAACTGCTGCAGAAAATAATAGAAGAAAAATTACTTCTAGGTTATTAGCTGATGATGAATATATAAATAATTTAGCTGGATATTACATTGCTAATAACGGTGATATGGCTAAAGCTATTGTAGCTTTTGAAGAAACAGATTTGTATGGAGCTATATTAGATAGATTACAAGTAACTCAAGCACAACTTATAGCAGAAAGGTCTGAATTTACAGACCCTGTACAGTTTGAAAAGAATTTATCTTTATATACAGATATATTTAATCAAACAGCTATGAAAACTTATGGTAGTAAATTACCAGAAAATGCTGTGTATTATTTAGCTGATATGACTAGACGTGGATACTTTACACAACAAGAAGCAATAATGCAGATGCAAGGAGTGTTTGACCCATACGCAGATGTAACATTAGATTCAGGATTAGTTAATGCTTTAAGTGGACAAACTATTAGTACTACTACAGATAAAGAAACTGAAGTTCAAAATTTATTAGATACTTATTTACCAAAACATTTACAAGGACAATACACTTCAAAGATTGGTGAACTTGCAGGTAAAATGCGTAACAATGCTTTATTTAAAGATAATTTTATTAATGAACTTAAAGATAGAAGATATCAATTTTATGATATGTATGATAGAGAAATTGATTGGGCTAGTATTGTGACAAATAAAAAAGAAAATGCTGCAATAACTATGGGTGTTAATCTTAAAGATGATGACCCATTACTAGACAAGTTAATTAAAACTAATGATTATGGTAAAGAACTTGAGTTGATGAGAGAAGAAGGTTTAAATCGTGGTTATGCAAAAGTTAAAAATGACCTTGCTAAAGCTGCATTCTCAGCATTTGGTGAAGGTATTATTACAAGTAGGAGCTTTGTAGGATAATGGCACAAGTAGTAGTTATAGGACCAGGTGGAGCTAGAACAACAGCTAATGATACAGCTAGACCTGGCGAAAGTGAATCTGAATTAGAACGTTTATTATCAGGAAAAATACCTGGTAGAGAAGGATTTGCTGGTGCATCAGTACAAGGTGTACGAGATGAAACTTATGCTGGAGATTATGGTGGCTATCAACCTACAGCATCAGAATCTAATAATGGTAGAACTTTATCACAAGGTTTAGATGTAGCTAAAGGTATGATGTCATTTTTACCAGAAGCTGTATTACAAGAATATGCTAAAGCTTGGGTTAAAACTGGAGATAAAGATGTAGCTGTAGGATTAACTAGACAAACTAAAGCTTGGAAAGATAACTTTGGTAAATTAATGCGTGATGATGGAACATTAATTATGAGTGAAATTTCTTTTATGGGTGTTAAAGCATCTTATAAACAAACATTAGCTGAAGTTGGTGTTACAGATTTTACAGATTTTGAAGATGAATTTACTGATATGGCTGTAGGTTATAATACTGGTGACCCAGTATCTGCAGAAGAATTTCAAGCTAGAATAGATTTAGTTTATGCTGGTGTTAAAAATCAAATACCTGAAGTAGAAAAATTATTTAAAGAAAGATATAACATACCATTAGATAGTGGAACTGTATTTGCTGCATTAATTAATCCTAAAATACAAGATAAAATATTAGAAGGTGACATAGCTACTTTACAATTACAAGCACAAGCTACATCTAGAGGATTTACAGGTACATTCCAAAACTTTGAAAGATTAAGAAAACTTGGATTAGGTGTAGATAAAGCTGGAGAATTATATAGAACTGCTGGAGCTATGATGCAACAAGCAAAAACTATTGGTAGAGAATTAGACTTATCTACATTAGAAGATTATGCAGTTGGTGATATTACTGCTGCTAAACGTGTACAAAGAATACAATCAGAACTAGCATCTACACAAGGTGTACAATTAGGTGCTGCTAAAAAAGATAAACAAATTACTGGACTTATAGCAGATTAGTGTATAATAAATATTAGGCGTTGCGTGGTCCGCTACAAATAGACCTGCATTCAGCTTTCACAGCCTACGTAGAAAGCTCGTATTAAAAACCGTAGAGTAATGGACTTATAGCTTTTAGCTACCAGAGAGATAAGTCAAGTGGTAAAGGTAGCACCACGGCAAGATGCCTATGGTCTTGTCAGATAGGTTAACACATAGTGGAGGTACAAATGGAAGAATTTGATGCACCGCAAGAACATGGTGTAAAACAAATGAGAGAAACAATTGATAGAAAAGATGATACTATCAAGAAACTAGAGGCAGAGTTAGCTTCTTATAAAGATAAAGAAATTAGCAATGTCTTTGGAAAATTAGGATTATCTACTGACAAAGGTTTCGGTAAAGCGTTGAAACAAGTGTACGATGGACCTGTAGATTTAGAGTCTATCGCACAGTTTGCTAAAGATGAGTATGGTTTTGAACCAACAGGAGCTGTTGTTACTACACCACAGTCACAACCTGCACCAGTTGTACAAGATGATGCTAGGTCTAGAGTAGCTGCACTTGATGCAAATTCTGCTTCAGAAGTACCTATGGACATAAATGAGCAATTAGCTGCTGCACTTAAAGGAGCTTCAGTAAAAGATTCTTTGAGAGCCAAGCTAAACATTATGGACCAACAAAAAAAATAAGTAAAAGAATTTAATACGACACATACGGAGGTGTTTTATGGCAGCAATATCGCTGACAGGTAACGCAATTTATTCTCAGAATATTAATAACTTTTCTGGGGAGCTATTCCGTGTAGGTGGTCAAAGAACTCCTTTCTTATCTGCAACAGGTGGATTAAACGGAGGTAAGGTTTTACAATCTACTTTCTGGCAAATCCAAGCTGCTGACTCACACACAGTATCTTCTGCCCCAACAAAGGCACAAGAAGGTAATGCACCAACAGAATATCTCGGTAGAGATAGAGTTGCATACACAGGTGTGACACAGATATTCCATAAGGGTGTTAAGATGACTTACACAGCTATGGCAACATTTCAGCACCAAAATCCTTTTGATTTAAGTGCTTCAATCGTAAATGCATCTGATGGAGATGGAACAGTTACAGCAGGAGATAAATTATCTTTAGCTGGTTCTAATCCAATTGTTGATGAATTTGCAGAGCAAATGTCTTTAGCTCTTGAAAAAGTAGCTAGAGAAGTTGAATGGTTTGCATTCAATGGTACTTTCTCTGACGGTGCTAACGTCACTCCAGGAGCTGGTACTAGAGGTATGAGAGGCATCAAAGAATGGTGTGAACTCAATGCAAACGCAGATAATGACACAGCTCCAACATTCGTTGGTGGTAACGTATACTACAACGATACAGTTGGTGACGGTTCTGGAAGTGACCAAGTATTATCTTGGGATGCAGTTGCAAACTCTTTAAAGAGATTGTATGATGCACACGCTCCAATGGTACAACCAGTACTTTGTTTAAGTCCAAAGCAATTGCTTGACTTAAATAAAGAATTACTTGCAGGTAACGTTGGAATTACAGGTGCTATCCTTCCAAGAGATAGAAACTTGGCTGGTATTGATATTGACGTAATTGTCACACCATTTGGACAAATTGGTATGATGGTTATTGACCCTAATATCATTCCTGCAAATACAGCATTCATCTTAGACTTTGCTTTCATACAGCCAGTCTTTACAAATATCCCTGGATACGGAACAGTATTCGTAAGAGATATTGACCAAGATGCAAATGCACAAGTTGCTAAAGCAATCTACATGGAAA